CGGACCCCGCGACGATTGCCCCGGTGAGTCTGCCGGGCGAGGAGCCGGCCGCCCCTTCGACGTCTGCCCCGACGAAAACCGAGGTGTCAGGCGGCACGCAGGCTAAAGCCCCAGCGAAACCTCGTGCAGCACGCAAACCCAAGGCCCCGACGCCGGCCCCTGCGGCACAGGCAGGGCCACGACGGGCGCAGCACTCCGACAAGGCCCATGCAGCGATTGAGAAGGTGCGGAGCAAGATGGGCGGCCCCGTGGTGCCGATCAACGAAGTGGTCGATGCCATGGGCGGCAACGTGCAAGAGGCACACAATCACATGATCCACCTGATTGAGTCGGGCAAGGCTCACGTCTCGCGTCACAACTCGGCGGGGCACCTGTCGCCACAGGAGCGGGCGAAACTGTTACCCATCGGCGATAATCAGTTCGGCGATGATGGCAAGAACTACGCCGGGTATCTGTTCATGACCTCCTGACCGTTTTGCCGACCCGGCATCACCACCGTTACCATGCGGGTGATACCCACCGGAGAGCCGACGATGCACCCGCAGATCATGAAACGCCATGCGACCTGGCCCGCGACGGTTGCCCCGCCGCCACGTCATCGGCACTTCGCCTTCCCACGGAAGGACGCGGCCGGCCTCGTCGTGGTGGCCAACGGCAGCCGCATTCTCGGGGTGGATGAGGGCAGAATGTCCGCCACGGCGATCATCGCAACGCCGGACATGGATCGCGCCGGCGATGTGGTGGTCCCGGACGGGTGCAACCTGGCGAAGTACAGACTGAACCCGGTGGTATTCTTCGGGCATCAGAGCATTCCCTTTCCCGTGGGTGTCTCGGAAGATCCCGAGGGGCGAATCGCGGTCCAGATCGAGCCGGGGAAGTGTGTTAAGGCAACGTGCTACTTCCACCAGGCCACGAAAGAAGCCGTGCAGGTGTTCGACCTCGTCCGGCTGGGTGTCTTACGTTGCACGTCGGTGGGGTTCAACCCGATCAGCGATCCGGTCCCACTCCCAAAGGTGAAGGCTGAGCTGTACCCGAACGCGCACAAGAAGCCGGGCGAGTCGTCGCTGGGATTTCGCTACGACCAGTGGGAGTTATTGGAATGGTCATGGGTAGGCATTCCGAGCAATCCCTACTGCGGCATCCTTCGCGAGCACTTGAGCAAGGATCGGCTGGCAGGCGAGCCTATCGCGCCGCTACTGCGGAAACATCTGGAACCATTGGCGACCCCGAAGAAGGTATGGTCGCCGGGTTGGACGAAATCGCTGGAAGAGTCTACTGGAACCTCTGGGGGGTATGCCGTGGCTGAGAACCTGTTCGACGATGACGACGTGACGACCGACGAATCCCCTGAGACTCCGGAAGAGGAGAAGGGGCTATTCAAGGAGTACGACGAGGAGGAACAGTCCCCCGACGTCGAGACTCCGGGCCCCGACGAGGCCGATTCGGAAGACGCGGTTGACGATGCCCCCGAGGAGACGGCATCTCCCGAGATCGAGAAATCCCTCTCGTTCGCTGGTCTACAGCGGATTTACAAGCGACTCTCCCCGGTTCGCAAGCAGATCGCGGCCAACCTGCTCCCCGGCCTGAAAGCCGCGTATCCGATCAAGACTGCCTATGCCGTGGCTGTCACGAAGGCCATGGAGCAGGAGGAGCCCGAAGGCGAGGAGCAGGCCCAGGACGCTCCACCCCCGCCGATGCCGACCGCACCTGCTCCGGTCGAAGAGGAGGAAGTCGAGGGCCTGCCCGAACTCATTGCCAAGATGACCGAGGCGATCACGCAGATTCAGGAACTGGCAGCCGGCAAGCCCACGTCCCCGGATCTCGCCGGCACTCCTCCGCAGATGCCGCCTGACGCTGGCCCTCCGTTCGACCCGACCGCACAGACGGGCAGCGACAACATGGGCCTGGAGAGCGAAGACGGCGAGGAACTGGAAGACGCCGGCACGGACACCGAGTCCGACGAGGAGGAAGGCGACACGGGCGACGACGAGAACGAGAACGACGGTGGCGGTGATGAGACGGATGACGAGATCCTGCAGCGGTACAAGAAGGACTTCACGCCAGCCAAGGTGAAGGCGTTCATGCGGCACCGCGACGGGCTGCGTGAGGCGGCCAGCTACCTCACGGAGATGGCCCAGGGTGCCCCGTCGCTGGCCCATAAAGCCGCGTGCAAGTTGTATGCGGACAACCTTGAGAAGATGTGCAAGGAGCTGGACGCCGAGGACGCCGCAACCCCGGTCCCTGACGACCTCCCCACGGGTGGCGACTTCGACATCACGCCAGACATGATGTCGGAGCCGACCCCGGACGAGTCGGAGGTTTCGGAAGCGGTGGAGAAGGCGTTTGAAGGCATCAGGCAACAGGTCTACAACGTGTTCGGGCGGTACACCCTGTGATCCCCGGCATCGGCTATAGCGGCTGGAGGCGACGGCAACCCGGGCACTGGGAAGCCGTCGCCAACACGAAGGCACAGACCAAAGCCGAAGCCTTCAATCTGCTGATGCTGGCGTGTGAACTGGCAGGGCACGCCTCACCCATGGACCGGGTGGAGTATCTGATTCTCCCTGCGGATGAGCAACCACGACCGGAACACTACGAGCCCAAGCCACAGAGATTGAGACGATGAACTATCAGGGTCTGACGAATCAGTTACGCCCGCTGGTGAAGTCGCTGACCCAGTTAGCGTACACCCTCAAGAGCAACGACGCCGGCAAGGATGAACCCATCGACCCGGAGGTTGTCGCTGAGCTGCTCTACGGCATCTACGGCGACGACGCCATCGAGAAGATTGGGCAGATCTTGGAGAAGCGGAAGACGGTCACGAAGGCGTGGAGTGAATCCGACCATCCGCGAGATCCCAAGACCAAGCGGTTTATTCCCAAAGGCAGCGGCGAGGCCAAGACAGCGGCTACGGATGCGGTGCGGAAGGTGTTGAGGGGCGATCACAGCGTATCGCCCAAGGAGATCGCGGACCACCTGTCGATCCTGACCATGAAGCAGATTCGCGACCTCGCCGCCGAGCATGGCCGCAAGGTGCCGAAGATGCTGAAGGCAGACATGATCGAGATGGTAAAGGCACTGGTGGGCAAGCCTGCGGAGAGTGCCGCCCCCGCACCAAAGCAGGAGGAAGCCAAGCCTGAAGGTAAGAGCGAAGCGAAGCCAGCCCCCGCCGCAAAACCTAAAGCCGAGTCGAAGCCTAAACCCAAACCGGCACCCAAACCCGAGGGCCAACGGCAGGAGCGAAGCGAGGCAAAGGCTGAGCCTAAGCCCGCACCTGCCGCGTCGAGCGGTTCATCGGATGTGCCGCCGCCATACACGCCGAGCAAGAATCCACGCCCGGTGTCGGAGGCTGCGAAGGACGTTGCGGACAGGGTGTCCAAGTTGTTCGGCAGTAAGAAGCTCATGGATGCGGACAGCCCTGGGCATAGCTGGGCCTTCAGGAGGAAACTGGAAGAGACTCTGGACGGAGTGTCGCAGCCGGATCTGGTGGCCATTGGCGACCGCGTGGGGCTGACCGGCCACGACAAACTGAAGCCGGGGGCGTTGATCGATGCAATCGGAGGGGCGATTGCCAAGCATACCAATTGGCAACTCACAGAAGGCCCTGGATCGGTGCGACCTATTGACGGTTCGACCATGAGCGTCGAGGAGTATGCCAAGGGTCTGAAGAGCATCCTGGATGCCGTTCCTACTCGGCGACTGTCCACGCGGACCATCAAGGAGTCTGCGAAGCATCTGGCTAACCTGAGCAAGCCCAAACTGATTCAGGTAATCGAGCATCTGATGCCCAGTCTGGCCGGCAAGGTTAACGGTTGGTCCGCCCAGAAGATACGCGACACCATTGAGACATCCATGGTGACGCGACTCACCAACTTTAATCGGGCTGCCATGTAGCCCCTTTCCACTCTCCCCGATTTGCTTTCTCAGCCCTGGGACCACTCCCGGGGCTTTTGCATTCTGTCGCACTCTCTATCGGTCGATTTGCGAACGGTTTCGGGCAGCGGGTAGCGTTGGTCCAACGTGTAACCCGCGATTTGACCAGCGGGGCCGGAACCGGAGAGAGAGGCAGCAAATGGCGAATGCTGGAGCGAATGTCGCTTCGCTGGTCGCAAGCGAAGTGCGGAAGCAGGTCGAGCCAATCGAAGCGATGCTCAGGTCGCTCAACCGGCCGGCCAGTCAGGCGGGCGTGAGCCCTGCCGAACTGATTCACCGTGCGACCGGCGGCGGCAACATTCCCGCCGTGATCAACCCCGATGGCTCGATCATGCCGATGATGGTGCGTCCGTCTCGGCAGAAGGGCGTCGGCATGGGCGACTACCTGCGAGCGGTCGCCAAGCGAGCCAATACCGCTCTGCCTGGCGTTACCGTGCAGGAAGCGGAAACGACCTTCCGCAAGTATTACAAGCCCGAAGTCATCAAGGCGGCTCTCGCTGAGTCGGGCGGCACCACGGGTGGCTACACGGTCCCGCCCCAGTTCGTCAATCAGCTCATGAGCCTGTCGGTCGAGGAGAGCATCGTCCGCGAACGGGCAACCGTGATGCCGATGACCTCGCTCTCGATGCAAGTTCCCGCGCTCGATCAGACGACCGTGCAGTCCTCGGGAACGACTCCGTTCCTCGGCGGCATCTCCGCGACGTGGACGGCGGAAGCCGCGACCCGTTCGGAAACTGAGCCGACGTTCCGCCAGATCGAGTTGAAGGCGCACGAACTCAGCTTCTACACCGTGGCATCGAACAACCTGCTCGCCGATAACGCGGTCGGGCTGGATTCGCTGCTGACGCAACTCTTCAGCCAGGCTATCGGGTGGTACACCGATTACGCCTACTTCCAGGGCAACGGCGTCGGCAAGCCTCTGGGCATCTTGAACGCCGCGGCGACGATCAGCGTCAACCGTGCAGGCGCGACGGCATTCGCTTATGCGGACGCCTGTAACATGTTGGCCAAGCTGTACCGGCTGATCGCTAACGGCGATAGCGTGGCATGGGTCATGAGCCCCAGCGTTATCCCGCAGTTGCTCCAGCTCAAGGACGGCTCGAACCGCCTACTCTTCATCCCGACGCTGACCGCTGGCGTCCGTGACGCGATCCCGACCCCGAAGGGTCCGAGTTCGTTCGGCACGCTGTTCGGTATCCCGGTCATCATCAGCGAGAAACTGCCCGCTCTGGGCACTCGCGGCGACGTCATGCTGTGCGACTTCTCCAAGTACCTGCTTGGTGATCGCATGGAACTGCAGATCGACGTCAGCCCGCATGTCAAGTTCCTCACCAACCAGATGGTCTGGCGCGTGGTGTGGCGTGGTGACGGGCAGCCGTGGCTCAACAACTACATCACCCTGGCCGACGCGGCAACCACGGTGTCGGCGTTCGTGGCGTTGAACTAACCCATCCACCTCTAACCCCTGGAGGGCGAGCATGTACGATGCAACGATTGATGCCGCGCTGACCGCCTTCCAGGCGGCGAGGCAGCAGGCGAGGCGGTTTCACTCTGAGGCCATCGGCCGCAATGTGAACCCGTCTCACTGTTGGGCGGACTTTCTCACGCGAGTGAAGGGGGGCGACACTCGCGGCATCGAGAAGGAATACGGCCCGGAAGTCGTCAAGGCTGCCATGGGGGAAACCTCGGGCAGCACTGGCGGCTACACGGTGCCGATTGAGTTCCGCTACGAGTTGATGCAGGATCTGGCGGAAGAGTCGCTGTTCTGGCCCCGGTCTACGGTCGTTCCGATGAAGTCGGCAACTCTTCAGCTGCCCCTTCCCACGGCGACCGCAGTGCAGACGGCCGGCGTGTCCCCATTTTACGGTGGCATGTCGTACAAGTGGGTGGCGGAGGCTGCGACTCGCACGGAGTATGAGCCGACGTTCCGTCAGGTGCTCCTGACCGCCCATGAACTGACCGGGTATGCCCTGATCGCGAACCCGCTCCTACAGGACGGCGGCAAGGATCTCGACGCCTTCCTTCGGAAACTGTTCGTGCGAGGGCTGGCCTGGAACGAAGACCTGGCCTTCTTCTCGGGCAATGGTGTCGGGAAGCCGCTCGGCATCTTCAACGCGGCTTGCACGATCAGCGTGAGCCGGGCAACGGCTGGCGTGTTCACGCAGGCTGATACCGCCGCCATGGTGGGCAAACTGCTCCCGTCGTCGTGGCAGCGGTGTATCTGGGTGGTTCATCCGACCGTGGTGCCCTACCTCGTGTCGCTTAGCACGGCGTACGGAACGGTCTGGATGGCCAACGAAGAGCCGACGAAGACGGGCATGGGTAACCTGCACGGCCGGCCCGTGTTCGTCTCCGAGAAGGTGTCCACCCTCGGCACTGCCGGCGATGTGGTGCTGATGGACCCGGCACTCTATGTGATCGGCGACCGGGGCGATATCGAGGTGTCGCTCTCGGCGGAAGAGCCAACGGCCTTCCTCAAGAATCAATCTGCATGGCGATTGCTGGCCCGCGTAGACGGTCAGCCGTGGCTAGGGTCGTATGTGACCCTGCAAAACGCGAGTACGACGGTGAGTCCGTTCGTGGTTCTATCTTGACCTTGAAAGGGGTTATGAGATGCCTGTTTCTTCTCAGCCTAGTGAACGGATCGGCGTCGTCGGGACGATTGATCCGCAGACTGTCGCCAACACCGAGACGTATACCGACGTCGTGGATATGAAGAGTTTCCACGAGGTGCTGGGTATCCTGCTGCTCGGCAACATGGCGGCCGAAACCATCGACTTCAAGGCGTACTACTGCGATAGCGACGGCAACAACGCCGTGAGCCTGAAGGCTGCCACGCAGCTTGCAGCACACGCCAGCAACAACGACAACAAGCAGATCGTGATCAATGTCAAGAGCCAGGACTTGGCCGCTCTCAACAAGCGGTATGTCAAGTTCGGGCTTGTCACTGGTGCGGGCACTGGCGGCCCGTCTGCGGTGGTGGCTCTGGGCGTGTCTCCTCGGTTCGCTCCGGTGACCGATAGTGACCTGTCCAGCGTGGCCGAGATCGTCAGCTAATCACGGCACTCCCAGGAGGTTTGAAGGATGGCAACGGCAACGAAGAAGGATGACTACGTGGCGGTGCCCGACTCGGCGGTTGATCCGGTCGGGTATCTGCTGGCGAAGGGCTGGCGTCCCAACGGCGACCCGCGCAAGCCGGACTGCGGATGGTACGATCCTGCCCAGCCTCGCAAAGAGACGAGCGAGAAGCGGGTGATTCTCACCATCACCAACCCGGACGGCTCCAAAGACAAGCGGGAAGGCCTGTTTGTCACGCCAGCGGCGTTCCCAATCTCGATGCACGAGGCAGTCTGCTGCCAGGTGGATCGAGACGACGCCAAAGCCTAAACGATGCTCGCTGACGGCGAGTCAGACGAGAGAGCCAGAGGAGTTGTTACCCTCTGGCTCTTTTCGTTTCACACCCGTTTCCCCCGTGGGGGAATTCTTGCTACGCAAACAACTTCAAAAATCTTTAAGGATTTGGGCTAGGCAAACGAGATCGAAACGTGGCCTAATATAGTTGTGGGATTTGTGCGACAGGAAGTAACACAGTGATAGGAGGATGATCGATGCCCGCAGCCGAAATGACAAAATACGAGCTGGGGCGAGCGTTGCGAGTGGCTTACAGGCGTATGATTAAGTTGGCGAAGCAGCACGGCTACAAGATTGACGTGGTGCTGGTCAAGGTGGTTGGGAATTCGGGCTATGTGGCGTCCATCAATGACGCTGGACACACGATGTCCCAGCCGAGAGCGACGCCGGTTGCTGCCCTGACGGATCTTGCTCTAACGCTGAGCGAGCGGGGCGATTGCTAGTGTGTGTGATTGGTGTTACCACAAGGATTGACTAGGAGAATTGTCACGATGGCTACGACCAAGAATGGTAAGACAAGTCGGCTGGCTGCGGCACTGGCTGCGGAGGGCGTGGAAAGCACGGGGCTGATTCATATCGCTCCGCTGGAAGAGCGAGTTGCCAGGTTCAAAATTGTCGGGGCGAGCGGATACCTTCAACTAGCGTTTTCCGAAAAAGCCAAAAACACGATGATGGCGTCCCAATCTCAGGGCAGCAAGAAGGGCACTCGCAAAGCTCGCGAGGCTCGCGACTGGGACGAGGATTACCGGCAGGCTATGCACGTCTCTACCGAGGGCTGGAATGGCATTCCGGCGACCGCGATCAAAGCCGCAGCCATCTCTGCTTGCAGGCTTTGCGGCGTCGTGATGACCCGTGCGAAGATTTTGCTACACGTCAAGCCGGAGGGGTTTGACCGCGTCAGTGGCGATCCGCTTGTTCAGATTTACGGACAGCCGGAAAAGCATACTTCGGCAGTACGAAATGCGACCGGCGTTGCCGACATCCGCGTCCGTGCGTTTTGGCGGGAATGGTACGCGTTCGTGAACGTCGCCTACGATGCGGCGTCGATTGGGCCTGAAGATGTGCTGGCCTTGCTTTACCGTGCTGGCCGTCAGGTTGGCATCGGAGAAGGGCGGCCGGACAGCAAAAAAAGCTGTGGCATGGGTTTGGGTCTTTTCGACGTTGAGATTGCTTAACTAGCTAACTGGCGGGGTGTTGCAGGATGCACTCGTTCACACACAACACGATTGCAAAATGCAACACCCTTGTCGGTGTATGGCAGGCCAGGCTTGGCGCGGCAGGCACGGCATGGCGGGCCCGAGCGCGGCAAGGCACGCCCCGGCCACCACACGGCAGGCGGGGCAAGCCGTCGCAAGTCGCGGCGAGGCATGGCAACCACACGGCAGGCATGGCGAGGCAGGGCGCGTCTTGGTGCGTCGCGACAAGGCTTGGCAACTCTCACGGCAGGCGGGGCGGGGCCTGGCGTGCCTCGCCGAGCCATCGCATGGCCGGGCAACCTCACGGCGGGCTTGGCTAGTCAAGTCTCGGCATGCTCAGGCGCGGTGCGGCTTGCAGCGTCTCGGCAACCACACGGCAGGCACGTCGCGTCTGGGCTAGGCTAGGCCTGTCGCGGCAAGGCTCGGCAACCACACGGCAGGCACGGCAGGCTCGTCAGGGCGAGGCAAGCCGAGGCTCGGCGGGGCCAGGCAGGGCAACACTCACGGCAGGCATTCTTCCACTCAGGAGTCTTCTCAATGCGTCTGAATGAACAGCAGGAGGCTACGTTACTGGCACTCCTCAAGCAGGGTCGCGGCACGATCCGGGCTGAGGATGTGGTTGAGACGGCACGCGATCCGGGCAATCCGCTCCACAAGCTCATCGGCTGGGATCGTTCCGATGACGAGCTGGCCGCACGCTATCGGCTGGATCGGGCACGGTTGGCGATTCAGTTACTCCAGCTTCGGCACAGTGAGGAAGTGCAACGCGAGATCGGCAAGGCCAAGTCGGCCGAAGATCGCGAGCGGCTGCGGAACCTTGCCAAGCAGTTGGAGCAGGCCGGGGCACGGCGGACGATCAGCTACGGCACTGGGGCGGATCGGGAGTATCGGGATATCGTGGTCGAGTTCCGCAATGGGAAGGAGGATCAGGTTTATAGCCAGCTACTGAAGGAGTTCGAGGTGTTCGTGCATCGTCGGGCTGTGCTGCATCCGCTGATGCACAAGGCACTGCTGCCCGTGCTGGCTGCGGCGGAACGTCGGTTTGATGAGCCGAACGCAGCGAAGGCTGGCAAGCGTACCCGCACGGGCGAACGGGTTTAGGCAGGCGGGGCGTGGCCTGTCGTGGCGGGGCAAGGCGAGTTGCGGCAACCTCAAGGCAGGCAAGAGTCAAGTCGCGGCTAGGCCGGGAGCGGCTAGGCCAGGCAACCACACGGCAGGCGTGGCACGGCGTGTCGTGGCTGGGCATGCCCTGGCCCGGCGAGGCAATCACATGGCAGGCTCGTCAAGTCGCGGCTTGCCATGGCATGACCCGGATCGGCAAGGCAATCACATGGCAGGCTTCGCAAGTCCAGCCACGTCTGGGCAAGGCGAGGCCCGGCAACCTCACGGCAGTCGTCGGCTGGCCATGGCTAGGCGCGACGGGGCTGGGACTGGCTTGGCAACCACACGGCAGGCAACATTCACGGCACGCCTGCTAGATCACACGGGAGGGCAACCCTATGCGAGGCTTACCGCTGGTGTCATCGCAAGAGTTTCTCGGGAAGGTTCTCAACGCATTCATGACCTACCGATGCCCGTTGATCATGGATGTAACTTACTGGCGAACCGGTGGAGCGGGCGACATTGTTCTGCTTCGCAACCAAGAGCGTTTCTTGCGTGCGGCGGTTGAGTTGTGGCGACCGAATGCCACGGTGAGCATCTATCTGGGCAGTCGTCCCGAGCAGAGATTGCTTCGCGATGGTTGGGAAGTGATCCGGCTGGCGGAATGTGCTGACTTGCCGTTCCTATTCGATGGCGAGGACAGCAACGGCTCAGTCGAGGGTGAGCGTCTGGGCTATGTGCCGGACTATCGGCATGTAGACCCCGTGGCGGTTGGTGTGGTGCCTGAAGATTGCACCATGCACAAGGAGTAGCACCATGCCAGCAAAAGCCGTAGGCGGCGGGTGCGAGAAGTATCACAGGAATTACGGTGCCCGTGCAGGCGTCCGCTATACCGACCGTGGGGCATGGGCGAAGGCCGGCATTCGTTACGGCGTCTGCTGCTGCAGTGCGATGGCTGGCACACGAATCGGCATGTCTGGTGCGCTCGCGGGTCGCATGGGCGGCAAGGAAGCGGAAGCCAAGGGAGGGCAACGGCAATGAAAGCGTATGCGTCAGCGGGAAGAGTGTCCCACATCGAAGCAGGTGCGGCGGCGAGGAGTGGCAGGCAAGGCATTCTGCTAGTCGGGTCTGCCATGTCGGCGGGTAGTGGCCATTCGTGCGATTTCTTCGCGTGGGCGGGTTGCGGCGGGTATTCCCATTCGGAGCGTGGGGCGAATGCTGGGTATACGTCATGGTCTACGGCTCGGGTGAAAGGTGGGTCGCAATGAGTGCCAAAGCAGCCGCAGGCAGTTACACCTGGATCAGGGCTGGGGCTATCGCTGCCCGTGGCAACTCTGTCTGGCGTGGTGCGTTAACTCGTGCGGGTGGCTATTGCATGTCGTCTAACCGGCCATATACCCACGACCACCAGATCGGGGCGAATGCTGGGCTAAACTGCAGTCTTGCTTCTTGTTTCGCGGGTAGATCCCAATGAGAGCCAAGACGAAAGCCCGTTGTATCGCCGGGCACGATGGTATAGTCATTTCGCAACCAACTTCGCACGCTATGGCGGGGCGGTATTATCCCGGTGGTGCAAAGGCCAAGTGCGGGCAGTATTGCTATGGGTGGAGCCGGGCGGCAGCTCATAGCCAGTTGATTACGATGCGAGGGAGTCATTCATGAGCGAGTTCAAGGTGACGATTGAAAGTCCCGGGGAATTTTCCGCGACCCAGTACGGCAAGGATGAGGAGCTTGGGTATGTGATTTCAAGTGCCATCGACATGGTTAGTGGTGAGTTTATGCGTTCCGATCTGATCCTGCTTGAGGCGATCAAGTGCCACTACAAGCCAGAGCATTACCGAAATTCTCACAATCCATTAGAGCGTGCATTGACTGCTCCATGCGAGAGACTGTTGAAGGCTGCTGACGAATTTGTGAAAGCAATCGAAACCCGCGTCCGCAAGCAGGCGGAGATCTTGATGAAGGAGCAGGAGGAAGAAGGCAATGCTGGCAGCGATTCGTGACGGTGATTATCTCGATGCGTGCATGTTGTTCGACAAACTTCAGGAGGAGGGCTCAGGTATGTGGGACGAACTGCGAGAGGGTGAATTCGTGCTGGTGGAGATGCCGCAGCGGTGGTACTGCGGGATGGTGCAGAACAGGTACGACGCGACGTCGAAGCTATTCCCGGTAGTCGTCGGGCATCACCTCGGCGACCTCGGCGGATTCTTGAAGGGCACGCTTTCGCAGTCGGCGGAAGTGTCCCCGTCGATCCGCGCGATTGAGGTGTCTCACCTCAAGATTGAGTCGGTGTACTCCTACGACAAGGAGGCGTTCGAGAAGATCAACAAGCGGACGCATCCCGAGGAGCAGCCGCGAGCGAGTCGGTAGGGTCCAACCGTGTGGCGCGGGGTGGGGCGAGCCTAAAGCATGCAACGCCCCACCCCGTTTCTGTTTCTGGGGAGTAGCGACCGTGACAAGGAAAGAAGCGATTGAGTGGCAAGAGCGGCTTTTCCCTCGGAGGAAGAAGCGAATCCTCAACGACGACGGCACGCCTACGGATCAGATGGAAGACTTGCCGGTTGAGCTACCCGAGATCTGCCTGGCGTTGCGTGCTTCGTGCAATGGATCTGCCGACCCATGGCCAGTCGAAAGACTGAGTGAGGTTGGCCAGATGCTCAGGGCAAGAGCCAAAACGTGGACGCATCACGCACACGAAGACCCCATCGACGACGCAGTCTTGCAGATGGTGCGAGAGGCGGCGAGTATTGCCGAATCGTGTGAGGTAGAGCATCTGCGTGCGGAAGTGTCCCACCTCAAGAGGTTGATTGCCATCCCAAGCAGGGCACCGGGGGAGTATGTTCCATGACCACACGCGACGAGGAACTATTCTCCGCACTGCTGATGCTGTTGATCGGCGTGCCGCTGGTGACGCTGCTCCTGATGCTGACATTCGGAGGATGACAATGAAGGCGGCGACTGTTTTGGCGGGCAAGGGGACCATGTGGAGATGCGAGGCTAGTGCGTCTTCTGGCGGGTGGGGAACACTGATTCGATCTGGGGCGTACACTTCGGCCGTTGCCGGGTCTCCAAGACAGGAGGCTCTGGCCGGGGACAACGTCGGGGCGTCGGCTGGCAGTGACGGTGGCATGAACTGGGCGGACGCAAAGGGAGGGGGATGCGATGAAATCCGCGTTTGCTAGTGCTGGGTCTGCTATTGCGCGTGCGATGGCGAACGCCAAGGGTGAGGTTAACCTAGGTTGTCTATCCGGGGCTATCGCAGTGCCATCACCTGAGCGGCATATAATTCGCAGGCGTCGAGCTTGTGCTCTTGGACGCAGGCACTCGTTTCACTGGTCAGGTGCTTTTGCTGGCGAAGGTCGGTTCTGGGCTGGATCTCAAGGGGGAAGTTATGACTGACGAACTGGAATCGCTGCGTGCGGAAGTGTCCCGGCTGAACGACCTGCTCCACGGTGAGCCCAAGGTGCGGAAGTTCATTTACACGGCTGAAAACGGCGTGGAAATGGAGGTTCAGCATTGGGGCGTGAAGGCCATCGCGGCCAGCGTGATGGACACGTTCAAGACGGAAGGCGGGCCGAACTTCGTAACCTGCACACTTGACGACGGCCAGCGTGGCCCCATCGAGGTGACTGTCAGGCCATTGTGGGGCACGAAGTCCACGGCTCAAGTGTTAGACGAACTGCGGAAGGAACTTGCCGCAGCGAAGGCGGAGCGCGACCACCTGCAACGTCAACTCGATGAGATCTGGAGCTAACACCATGGCCAACATCTATCTGGGTATGCCAGCATACTCCAATCCCGAACCGGGGGCGGCACAGGCGTTCTACGAGTGTGCGACGAAGCACCATCGCACGAAGCCCATCGCCTTGCAGGGTAGTTTACTGGGCAACGTGTTCAATCGCCTTTGGTGCAACGCGGTCAACGAAGGCTACGAATACTTCGCCATGTTGCACGGCGACGTCGTTCCCGAGCCGTACTGGCTGGACAAACTCCACGAGATCATGCAGGCACGCGGCGTTGACGTGGTGTCGGTGATGGTGCCGATCAAGACCGCGTCAGGCTTTACGTCAACGGGCATCGACAACCCCGATAACCCATGGGCACCGTTATTCCGGGTGACGATGTCACAGGCGGCACGGTTGCCCGAGACGTTCGACGCCTTCGATTTGGAGTATCCGGATAAGGCACTCCTGGTGAATACCGGGTGCTGGCTGGCAAGGCTGAATCGTGAGTGGTGCCGGAAGGTGCTGTTCACGATCCGGGACGCCATCGGCGAGCGGGCAGACGGTACGCTGGTTCCGCTGGTGGCATCGGAGGACTGGGAGTTTTCCCGGCAACTCCATCGGCTAGGCGTGCGGTATTGTGCTACGCGAGCCGTGCGGGTGAAGCATCGGGGCGAGCAGGATTACCCGAACTGGGGAACCTGGGGCACGGTGGAGACGGAGGAGCCTGCCCGTGACTGACGCAGAATTAGACAGGATCGCCCAGCGGTGGCGGCGAGCAAATGGCGGGACGTGGATGGTGTCGCATCGTCCACTCGAACGGCTATTCAATCCTGACGGTCCGGACGCGGTCTATGTCTACGGCCAAACGGACGCGAGTTATCAGGCGATTGCGTCAGCCGGGGCAGATGTTGCCGCACTCCTCGCCGAGGTGCGGTTCCTTCGTGGGCAACTCTCCGACCTGTGCGAGGATTCGCGGGCAGCGGCTGAGGTGGCACGTCTGCGGGAGATCCTGAGCGACATGGTAACGCACATCGACAGCGGCGTTGAGGCTTTCGAGAACTACCTTCCCGAGTGGAAGGGGTTGCGGCACGGACTAGCCCATCTGAAGGCTATCGCAATGAAGGGGTTGGAGTAATGGATAGGGCATTCTCCCATAGTGGAAGCGGGTGGGCTTACTCAAAGGCCGTTGCATGTGCAACATGCTTCGGGAGAACCGGATGTGGGGCGATGTGCGGCCGGTTTCGCTATAATCGCGGATCCCTGGCCAACGTTGGACACAGATCTGTGCCATCACACGTTGGGGCGATGTCTGGCAAAAAGCGAAACAATTCAGCAAGGGCTGGTGTGGGGAGATAACGAGTAATGGCCAAGGCGACGGCTGGAAGCAGGTGTAAACGGTATGGCGCTTGTGCTAGCGGCGGCCGTGATTGTTTCATGCTGGCAGGCACGATGGCTATGGCTGGCAGTAATGCCATGTGGTGCAGCTTAGGGGCGTTATCTACGCCAGGCATGACCACCTGGCTTGTTCATCACGGGGCTATGACTAACCAGCAGCGACTCGGCACAACGGCATTTCCGGGGAGGGCGAGCGAGTAATGGCTAGGGCTCACGCTGGCAAGAATGCTGGCTGGTTCCACACAGAAAAGGCTCATGCCTTGCACAGCGAGCGTAGTTTCGCTGACGCTGGGGCGTTTGCCAACGGCGAGGACACGCCGCCCTATTACCGTGGGGCAATGACCTACGTAGGCGGCTATCACCGCCGACGTGCCTACGCTAGCCCATACGGCTGGACTGAAGCGTATGCACGGCGTGCCCACCATGGACCGTATGATTGGGCTGAGGCATATGCACGCGGAGGAAGGCGACACTATGACTAACGATCTCTGGCATCGCATTAACCATATACCCGGCTGGCTGTCTCGGGTCGAGGCGGAATGTCTACAACGCTACGCGATGGGCAAGGTATGCCTGGAGATCGGCGCGTACTGCGGACGATCCACAGTGACGATGGGGCTAGTGGCAAACTATGTGGTGAGCATCGACCACCACAAGGGCGACGAGGGAACAGGGCCAGCAGACACATACGGGGTGTTCCTGTCCAACATACTCCAGTTCTTTCTGATCAATCGCGTCTCTGCTCGGGTGGGTGACGTGGAGCAGGTGGGACCGACTCTTGGTTCGGAGCAGTTCGACATGGCCTTCGTGGACGGTGCCCACGACGAGGCATCCGTTGCGCGAGATTTGGCCCTGTCGTTGCGTGTAGTGCGACCGGGCGGGCGAATCCTGCTGCACGACCGACACTATCCAGGCGTGATCGCGGCCATGCGGACGCACGGGGTCGAGGCGGTTGAGGTGGCGGGGTCAATCGCGGTGTGCGAGCGGAGGTAGAGTCCGTGGATAGGATTCACACGCTGATGGACATTGCCCGTGCGAATGCGGGCGATGAGATCCATCTGGACTACGGGTGCTTCTGCTCTTCAGGTGCTTACGCCGATTCAGGGCACCCCTATAGGATTCTTCACCCGAACGCCCATGCGACATGCGACGGCGGGTTGTCCTATCGGGGTTCATCCGGAGCAGAAGCCGGGTGCTGGGGTCGGCATCAAGCAAGGGCACACAGTGGAGAAGGGGCTAATGGCTAAGACATCGGCATTAGCGGTCGCTGGCGATGATGATAACTGGCTTTGCGAGTATGGAGCAGCAGTCAGGATGGTTAATCCGTGCCTCCCGTCGATTCGGGCTACAGCAAGGGCTGGCTCTGGTTTGATTGTCGTGCGAGTAAGAGCGGCGGCAGGACATCGCGGAAGGGTGAGGGCGTGGGCTCGCGGGGAGAGGCCAAATGGATAAGGCTCGTACTATCGCTGGTGAAGATCCGGATCCGGAGTCGATGGAGCCGCTTTGCGATGCTGGAGCCAACGCCAGCGGTAACGCGGCCGTCGTTTGGCGTAGTGGCCACCTTGCCTACACAAGGGCGGGCGAAGGCTCCACGTTCTTCTATCCGGTGGCGTGGGCAGGGGCGGCAGATCACACAGCCAGGGCTCGCCCGCGCACTTCTGGCGCGCGTGTAGGAGATCTACCCAATGGATAACGCTCGTGCTATCGCTGGTGACGATGGCGGCTGGTGGGTTCACGCTTCTGGAGCCGCAGCCGAGATGAGCAATCAGCATCTTCTTACGTCGGTTCGAGCCACAACGCGGGCTGGCAAAGGCTCGGCTGTGCGATCAAAAGCGGTGGCTGGGCGTCGGTGCGTGTCTACGGCGATGGCTTACAGTGGAGAAGGGTCTAATGGATAACGCTCGTGCGGCTGCTGGTGAAGAACCTAACCCCGACACATGGATAGGGCTTTGCGATGTCGGGGCTTGTACGCGATGCGGCGGCGGAGGAGTGCCGTTTGTCAGGGGCACGCACGCAAAGGCTGGTTCAGGCGGTCCTGGATGGTGGATAAGGTCCATGGCGTCTGGGGGATTCGCGATGGGCAGAGCGAATGCCCTTGCCTATGGCCTGCGTGTTTGCGACCACACCGACTAATCGTGGACAATTACAGGGAGGTTATGACGCGATGGAACCCATTCAGGTCTGGCGATTGTCGGATGCCCCCGAGGAGTTGCGGCGGCTGGCTGGCGATGTTCACCCGGACCCGCAGGACTGGCTGGCAGTCGTCCCCCAGAAGGCGAAGCAATCGCCACGGCTCCCGTGGATGTATTCGGAATTCGTCGGCTTCGACTGGTGCGAGGTGACGTACATCGCGCACCCAACCCGTGAAGATGCTCAGGTGGCAATCGGCAGGCACTAACGACGAGGAACCCCATGCCATTGACGACCCTTTCCCGAATCAAGGCACTGGCAGGGATTCCAGCGAGCGATACGACCCAAGACGCGGTCGTACAGGCCGTGCTTGCCAGCGCCGAAGGCGCGGTGAAATCGTGGTGCAAGCGGAACCTCGAACAGAAGGTTTACACCGAATACATGGACGGCACGGGCACGCCGAACCTGATCGTGCGAGAGCGTCCCGTCCGGCTGTACACGCTGGCCGGCACGCTGACGAGCGGATCGGCAGTGGTGACTGGCCTATCCTCGACGGCGAACCTTCTCGCGGGGATGCCAGCGGTTCATGCGTCGATTCCCGTGGGTGCGACAATCTCCACGATTGATTCCGCTACACAGGTGACGCTATCCGCCAACGCCACGGCGAGCGGATCGGCAACGATTCATTTCGGTTTGGCGTTGTGGTCCGACTCCGCTGGGTTCTACGGTGATGCGACCGATTCGTTCTCTGATAGTCGGCAGCATCTCAACCTCGGGATCGACTTCGCATTGCGGCGGGATGACGAGGACGGCACGGCGTGCAAGTCTGGCGTGATCGTGCGGCTGGCTGGTGGCAGTACGGCGGGGCAGGGTATCGCGGACTGGTACTGGGGTGGCGGCACCCGGAAGGGCACGCTGACGGCCCGGATGCCCCCGGTATGGCCCAAAGGTTACGGCAACCTCAAGATCGTGTACGCGGCGGGATACGCTACTATTCCAGATGACCTGGCGTTGGCCGTGGATCAACTCGCGGTGTGGTCGTGGCGAACAGCTCCGCAGGGTGGTATGGCGGTCACGAGTGAAGGTTACGAAGGCTATTCGTATAGCCTGTCGCAACTCACGTCGGACCCCGCACTAGGGACGACGCGGCAGATTCTCACGCGGTATCGGGAGTTAGCGGTTTAACAGGGAGGCGAATAATGGCGGCAACGGCAAGCATGGGTGCATTGTCCAACCATGTACGGGCTACGTCATCAGCCGATGCCGCAGAATCCCTATTCGGCCAGGTGATATCCGGCGAAGGATCGCGCGTCGCCTTCTTGGGTAGGGCGTGTGCGGATCCCGGCGTGATTGGGCACATATGGCCACGGTGGGGAGCCAACGCCAGAGGCGGAAGATTCCCGCGCGGGGAGGAGTCGCATTAATGCCAGCGAAAGCGATAGCGGGCAGAAGCACTCATCAGCGTGGACGACCAGTAGCGTTCGCGGGGGCGATCAGGCGAGGCGATGCGTGGTGTAGTGCAGGGCAGGCGGCAGTTTGCGAGTTCGGCGGCGCACTCGCTGTGGATGGAGTCCACTGTTCGCCAGGACGATGGTTTCCCCCTCGCCGTAAACAGGCTGCGGCATCAGGCGGCGACTATTTCCAAAGCATTGAACTGGACGCCATGCTATGGACTATGACGGTTGTCGCACCTCCTGAGATTCTGGACTAGGCAAACGCATACAATCGAGAGTCTAATAGAATAGGCGAGTGCATCCAGTCACACACGAGGGCGACCACATGGGAGAGGACTACGGGACGCGGTGGCTGACCTCGTCGATGTCGCAGGAGGTGCTAGGCATCGAATCGACGCTCATGGTCCCCGCGTGGGACGCCGACGACTGGAGCGTCCTCATGAGCCTGCCCAACAGCTTCAGGAAGGTGGCGGTCAGCCTCAAGGACAATCGGGTTGTGGGGTACATCGCCTGGATTACCCAGCAACGCCGACTCGAAGTGGTCCGCATGGCGGTTGCTCGCCCGTTTCGTCGGCAGGGTGTCGGCACTCTGATGCTGATGGACCTGGCGATGGGGTTGAGCAACAACAAGCGACCGTATCTGCGGATCGACGTGCCCGAGATCTGCTTGGATATGCAGCTATTCTTGCGGCATCACGGCATCCGCTGCACGGACGTGATCGAGGACGGCGAGACGTTGTACCGGTTCCGCCATCGGGTGCCGCAAGAGATGACGGTCGAGGAGTAAAGGAGATACACCCATGCTGTATATGACCTACCAAGAATCCACCAGTGGCGGTGAGATCTGCGAGGGGCAGGAGAACGACCCATGGCCGAACCACGAGGACGGGTACACGGAGTTTTATCCGGTGCGTGTCAACAAAACGGCCGACAAGGCCGGCTGGGTGAGGGAGCCTATCCAAGTCGAGTTTAACCCTGCCGTTGGGGCTGATGTGTGGCTGGTAATTGTCAGGTACGTGACTGGAGGCACTTTCGGGCGAACCCTTGGCTGTTGGCACATGGTTGGGGCTTACGAGTGCCAGAGCGAAGCGGACAAGGTGAAGGCGTCGATTCGCGACGGCACCTATCAAGGCTACAAGCCATGGACGGGCTATTTCGAGAGCCTTGAGGATGTGGAGATTCACAAGATGACGGTAGGGGAGTAAGGACGCACCATGACGGAGCAAGAGTT